TGACTTGCCAGATTTTGGAGATCCAAATATAGATCCAATCGTATTTCGTTCCAGGATCTGATCTATTAACCATTCTGGTTCTTTTATGTTTGCTTCCATGTCAGCAATCGACATAAGTTCAAAAGATCCTCTTGCAGATCTATCTAGGTTGTTTTCTATGTAATCTGCAAATGATTCCAGGGAATCAAAATAGTTGTTTGCAGCTGCATCCCATAGATCATCTTTTTCTGCAAAATCGTCTGGTATTTTTATTATTTCTACCTGGCACTTTTTGCTGTTTAAATAGGCCTTTAGTTCTGTAGCAAATTTAAGGCCAGCCTCATCGTTATCTGGCCAAATTAAAACTTTGCGGCCATAAATTGGTGTCCAATCAGATTTGCCCTCTTTCCAATTGTTAACACCGCCATGGTGGCAACAGACTTGGCCCTGGAATAACTTAGCCGCACCGAGCATCGCTTTTTCACCCTCTACGATCAAAACTTGGCCCTCTGTATCACCATCGGATAAATAAATAGGTAAAGGGGCCTCTGGCCTTGCCAGGATCCAGGAACCATCTTCTTGCTTACTAAAGGGTGCATATTTTTGTTTAATCCTGTGGCCATCTGGAAATCGCATGACCCAAAACGAACTGCTGTATTGCACTTTAATAACAGCTTCATTAGCCAGACTTTGCATCTGAAACTTATCGAATGACCTAGAGGGAGCCTTCTTTTCTTGGGGAGAATGTTGCTTATCAATTCCAGCCCCCTCTCGATCAAACTTTTTATAACCATGTGCTTCTAATGTGGCCTGGAGATCTCTGCCATTTTCAATAATGAACTCATGGCAAGTAAAACTCTTATCTTGTTCAAAATCATAAAAGTTACCCTTGCCTTCGCCTTCTACTGCTAATGCTAAAGATCCTTTATTGCCCCACCGCCAATGTGTAGTTGTTTTAGTTTTAGGTTCACCTAAAATTTCAACCGCAACAGAGGTGGCCAGGCTGGCCCAGTCCACTTGCTGCATTTAAAATGGGATGTCTGATTCATTAACGCTGCTTGTATCAGCTGTATCTTCTTTCTGTTCAGCTGCTGCTGTTACAGATACAAAACCTTCTGGCCTATCTATCCAGCTATGAAATTCAAACAAAGGCCAGGATGTGTTTTTCTTTTCATCCTTATATGCAACCTTTAATCTTTTCTTATCATCTTTAAGTGATAGAAATGCACCAACTTGACCTGGTTTCTTTTCTTCAATTCTATCTAGGTATGTATCAGTTAAAGCATTAAAGGCCATGCAGTTGCCTACAGTCATTGATTGCCATAGAACACTTTCCTCAGTGTCTTTTATGTAGCAATCAACGCTAAATGCTTTACGCCAATATTCATCACCTATGTCAGCTGGCTTTGGCCCTAAAATGCCTGGCTTTTCACCCCAAACAAATTGATACCTATCTTCTGCATAAATGCCCCAGCCAGTTTTAACGCTATCAACATCAACAACCAACTTATCAAATTCACAAATATCATCTTTGCCTAACCAAAAATTTTTATCGCCATGTTTGTATACCAGGTAACTACTGTTACCGCCGCCACTATCTAATAATCCCATTTTCACTCCTTCTAATGTAAAGTTCTTTTCTTGTTTAATTTTGATAACCATTCCTGGTAATCCCTTTTGCTTTTTTCTAAATTGATTAATGACAATTTATAAAAAGCTAAAATCTGTTCTCTATGTGCATCCTCAAATTCAAATAAATCTAATTCAATATCATCCATGCCTAGACTTTCTCGATAATCAGCCCAGCGGCCAAATAAATATTCTTCAAACTCATCATCAAAAACGATCTTCAATTTTGGCCTCTGCTATTTGTAGGAAATGTTTAAAGTTGGTTATGCAGATCCTAGAAGGATCCATAACTTCTTTTAGTTCTGGATGCAGATAACACAATGGAATAACGGCCTTAATTTCACGGCGATCATATTTATAAATAAGTATTGGAATGTATTTATCGCCAGCTGCTTGTACTGCTTGTTCCCACCACTTAGTTATGGGCCAATTGTCTTTTCGTTCTTTATAGCGTTTGCACTCAATGGCAAAATTCTCAAAGTAGAGATCTGCTAGGCCTTTAGTTTGATATTGATCCAGGTTCCTTTTTACAGATCTATCCAGGCCCCTTTTCTCCAGGAGATCATTTAAGAAATTACATATATGGCGTTCAAAGGCCGCGCCCTTGTTTCTGGAATTAACCATTAAACAACCTTCCCAAATAAATACAGCAAGGCCACCAGCTTATGCTTTGGCAAATGCTGTAAGTGTTCTGGGATATCTATCCCCCTTACTACTTTATGCACCAATCTTATCCAGATCTAATTCAACATCTAAAACAACGCTTCCGCTTTTTGTTGGGTTGCTATCAATCGCATAAATGCAAACTTTTAAGCAATACTCAACAATGCTTTGCATAGGCACTTCCCTATCCAGGCTTACTTGTTTTATTTTTTTTCTAAGTTCTGGCGTAACTCGCAAGTTGACCTTGCCGCCCTGTTCTTCGTATTTATCAAACTCGTTCATAATTAAACTCTCCATGTATAAATATAGTTGCTTTTTATAATATATAAAAGCCCCTTTTGTTGTTTATATTTTATAATTTTATTTGGGTCGTGCATAACTCTCCTAAGTTAACTCCCTAAAGGTGCGGCCCTTCTTTTGACCCTTACTGTTTTTGCCCTATAAGTTCCACCAGGTTTTGCTGGAACCATTTTCTTTGGCGTTGGTTTTCTGGTTGTTGTTGGTAATGAAATCTCGTATTCGCCCACCTGGCCTTTTACATGATTTCCCATTTCAGTCATAAGCAATAAATTTAATTCATCCCTTGCAGCTTCCATGTTCTTAATAATTTCTTTTGTGGCCTCATACTCTTTAATTGTGTCCTCAACTTTTGCATCAAGATCTTTAACATCTTCTTTACCATGTGGATCTTTATAGATCTTATGTAGATCCTCTGGAACTTTAGGCGGCCAGTAATCTTCTTCCTGGATCCTTCTTTCAAAGTCATTAATCTTTTCAGCCAGGACAGCTGCAAATGTTGGATCTCTTTTAAATACATAAACCCTAAAGTCTGTTGATTGATAAAGCACACTTACAACACCCCAGTCATATCCCATAACTTCCATCTGGCCTTGCATTTGTAATAGGCCTCTCCATTCCTCTAACTCAGCTGCTGGATAATCTCTGGTAACTTTGTTCTCAATAACTCCTGGGCCGTTAAGCAGTACCTTGGTTGCTCCAGGAGTGTATATACCCCACTCTGGATCATCTTGTATCACCAAGTTATTTGCCACGGCCCTTGCATCTAATGAAGCCTGTAACTCTAAAGTGTCATGGGTAAATCTTTCTTTAACATCTACCTCTAATTCTTCCAGGCCAAGCAACTCTGCTGCTCGCCTTATACATGGTTCTTCCAAAACATTACCCATTTCAGTAATTCTATTACCAGGCGTTCTAACACTTTCGCCCTTCCTGGCTCTTATGCAATTATCTAAAGTTGTAACATCCTTATTCCAAATTCTTGGAAGTAAGCTGCATGAAGGTTTGCCATCGTCTGTAATTTTTCCACTAGTTCCCATTGTTATCTCCTTAACAAATTATTAACTTCTTCCACGGAATCGCGGAGAAGTATTGGTTTTTTTTGGTTTATAAGTTCCAAAAGGGTTAACCCATATTCACTGGTTACAGCTGCAATGAGATTCCTTTTAAATCGCACCTTCTGGGGTTTTCCCATGACATTGAGTGCTATACTTTTAGATCCTGGGATCCCAGGGTTTTCTGATCTTTCTAAAATTCTGGAATGTTTGGCTTGTTTGACTCTGTATATATTATGCGAAGTCTTTATTACTTTACAAAAATTCTTTGAGGCTCTATCACCTATTCCTATAAGGTTTAATTCTGGCTGCATAAAATGTGTCATGTTTATAAACTCCTTGTAAATATCAAAGGGGTACTCCCAGTTATTTAACTCCTTTATAGTGGTAAGTCTCACCATTTTCGTTGGCAAATCCTTTAAGATCCTGGCCAGCTGTATGAATCAAAAAATCCAGGTGCAATTTTTTGCTAATAAAAGATGTTTTTTGTTTTAGGACTTTTCGCATTTGTCTGGTCATTTCCTCTAGCCTTACCACAGCAAATTCATATTGCTCCTGGTTCTCAGCTGGAATGGCTATTCTCCTAGCAACCGCAACCTTCCTTCTGTACCCTGCTGTTTGTCTTGGGCCTGTATGCGATTTGAAATTGTCTTGGTGTCCGTTACTCATATATTTGTATATTTTTATTTATTTTTAATTAGTCAGTCAATATGTTGCATAAAAAAACAAAGATTATTAGTGTTCCAAATTAGTGCTAATTCGCAACACTATTATTTTTTAGTGTCTAAAGTAACTAATATTTTTTTTATGTTATCAATATCCATATCACCATATGGCTTATGATTGGCGTAAGAGCCAAGCAATTTATCAACCGCATCATTAATAAAATTTAGGACATCTTGATTGTCTCCAAGCTGGGCAGAGATGCTTAACAAGGTTTTAAAATGTCTGGCCGTGTGTATCTTAAAACCTTCTATAACCATTTCGGTTGGCTGATAATGGGTATACCTGGCATCTTCTTTTTCACATTCTTTTATATAACCAACTCTAATTAGTTTTTTTAAAATTTTTCTTAAAGTCGAATGAGACATTCGTAAGGCATACAAAATATCTGTTTGTGATGGATGATTATTTTCCAGGTGCTGTTCAAATATATAATAAGTAACAACCCTTTCCTGGGGATCTGTAAGTACAAAATTAGATATTTTTTCAAACTCTAATTCTTCGAACAATACAGTTTGCTGGTATTTGCAAAAAGTCCGCAAAGTATTTTTGTCCATATCCATAATTTTCTCCTATAAAAATTTTGATCTATCTAAAATGTTTTTAACTGTGGTTGCATGAAACTGGCCACCCTTAGCAGTCTTTACGCCCCTGGCATTTAGCATCTTAGCTATCGCCATTAAAGTCTTATGCCCTAGGGCCTGGATCTCACGGATCTCTGGAATGACTTGCCTAGCATAATCATCTGCAATAGATCTATTAGCCGCATGAGCAACGCCTAAGCCCTTCATAGGATCTGGAGATCCTAACTGTACGCCTTGATCCTTTAACTCCTGGAGCCTGGCCTTGGTCTTGGCCCTAACATCTTTTCTAATGTTGGCTGATATGCTGACCAGCGTTGGTATGTCTAAAGGCATCAAAATGATTTCTCCGTTAGGCCTGGTTATGCCATACAACTTATGTTTTAGGCTAGATACAGCAGCAAGAAAATGTATGCTTTGGGCCAGTGTTCCTAAATCTGGAATAATAAGATCTGCATTCCTATCATTACATAAGGCAACCGCCCTTCTTAGTTCTGGTTTGTCTTTTGGTTTTTTGCTTGGTTTATCTATAAACAAATCAAGGCAAGTGGCTTGATTGTGTTTTGGAAGATTTAGCAGATCAGCTGCCAGTTGCCGTGTTTTTACTTTTTTGTTTGGCAAGTAAACAACTACCCTTCTCCTTAATTTAATAAGATTAGAAGTCTCTCTTAAAATATTCTGCAATTAATAACTCCCTATAAGTAACAACCCTTAGGTTATATTTATATATATTTGTAAGTAACAACCTTACTATGATTTATATAAAAAGTACAAAACAACCAAAACTGGGGCCAGGCCAGCTGCTAGTTGCAGCTGAACTAAACCCCAGTCAATACTACTTAACATCGCGTTGATCGTAGTGTAATCGCATAGACATAGGTATATGTCTCCAGATCCTAATTCTCCTTCTGTAGGCCATATAAGCATCAAATATGTATTTGATAGGTATAAATACCAGGCCTAAAAAAATTAAAACTTCCATTATGCTGCCCCCTTTAATTTTGCTCTGTGCATCTTTGCACCTAAATTTCTTGCATCCTTTCTATTCTTGTTCTGGTCGAATGGTGCTAAGGATCCAAACCAAACCTCAACAATGGCCTTTCTCAATGACACTGAATCATAAGGAGTGTCATTAGTTAATAGTTCAATGTGAGTGTGCTTAATAATGACGGATGTATGCAAGTGCATTTTTTCATCTTTAAGTTTCCAGGTGCAATTTCTGTTGCCATATATATGGCACCATCCATGGCCCCAGATCTTTTGCGGATCTAAATGTTTTTCAGACCAATAAGACCAGGATTCATAATCACTGGCCTTCTCGTCTAACAAATAGCTTTCTGGTGATACTTCGTATTCCATTATGCTGCCTGTGATGATTTGGCTTTTTTAGCCATTAATATTCTCTGCAATGTAAATAATTTTCCATATAAATTATCTGCATCGCTTTTTGTTAGATCACTTACAGCACAAGTTGTATCTTCCCAGTTATCTTCTGCAACATCTGTGCAAGTATCTAACTCCAAGAGATCCATTAAGGCACTTACTTCGTTTTCATTTAGTTTTATATTCATGTTAAGTTTCTCCCAGGCGTTAAGCCAATTTATAAATAACATACTATGTATTATATATATAAATATATAAACATCAACTTTATAGTTTGTTATTTATAAATTAGATTACGAGTTATTTTGCTGTACCAGGAGCAGCAATCTAAATTATTCGTAATTATTCCAGGAGATTATCTAACACTGGGATCTGTGAAAGTGATCCTAAAGTGTCCTGGAGAGAAGAAAACTCCATGCCATCAACAATGGTGGCTTCTTGGAATACAAAATATTTCTGGCCGCTTGTATTTGGTACAAAGAGGATTCTTTTACCTGGGAAAAATACAAAAGCATAAATATCGCAATGATAATGTTGATGTGTAGCAGACTTAGCCCTATGACTTTCAATGGGAAATGTGTACTTGCCCTCTTTTGATTTGTTCCTGGATTTAACTTGCACCTTATATAAGGCATTGCCAAATTCAACGATGAGATCTGCTGGATGTGATTCGCAAGTTTCATAGCAAAAGTCTGAGTATTCAAGCAAGCATGACTTAACTAACGACTCGCCCAGGGATCCTAAGCGTTTGGCGTTGTGGTTGTCTGTGTTGGATTTTGACATTTAGCTAATTCTTCAGAATTGAAGATTGCCCTTCTCCCTACTTGTTTAGCATATTTTGAATTAAGCAATTCAGCAGCTGCTTTTTCCCATTCACCTAATTCACAAAAAGCCAGGGTTTTTCTAAAAGATAATAATGTATGGATCCCAAGATTAAAGCAGAGATCTATAAAAACATATTTGGCCTCTAATGGGTAAGATCTCCATATGGCCAGATGTTTATCCAGGTCTTTAAACACAGAATCAATGTCATTGTTTAAAAGATACATGGCCTCATCTTCTGTTATGCCCCTGGTGTCCAGGTTGCGGCCTATGCCAATTGAAGTGTAGCCAGCTGAACATTCATATGCCTGGAGAACTACACCTTCAAAATCTTTAAGCCTGGATCTAATAAGGCATCTATCAAAATGTTTATCTTCCTGGTGCATTATTTATCCTCGGCCTTGTTGCTGGCCCCAAAATAAAAACTAATAACAGCTGAGGCGATTCCAGAGAAATACCCCAGGATTAAATTAACCACATCATCTGCATTTTCATTAACTGGATAGATCGTAATTAAAAAGATGTAACCCATAAAACCAAGCACAGTTACAGATCCTAAAAATCTTGGTGTCCAATCTTTAGAAAAAGCAGATCTGGCACTTTGTATATCCTGTGTCTCCAGGGCAAATACATCGACATCCATTTGCTTCATCTGGGCCTCAAATTCTAACTCAGCATTTTTAAGGGCCAACAATTGTTCTGGTGTTGCATTGTGTATTGCTTGCTCTATTTTTTTAGGTGCTGGATCGCATCCTAAAACTTCTGCAACCAAGTTAGCGGCCATGCCACCTACTGGGCCACCTAATGCAGATCCTAAAGTTGGGGCCAGAGATCCAACAATGTTTTTGATTTTATTGAATTTCATTAGTTATTTATCCTAATTAAAAGAGTAATGATTAGCGTAAAAAGTGTTACACCAATAGTTGTAACCCCACCTATCAGCCACCATTGCAATTTAGCAATGGCAACTTCTAGCTTATCCAGCTGCTTGAAATTAGTTTTCCAGCGTTCATAACACTCAGTTTCATGTCGAACTAACTCAGTGTGTACTGTTGCAGCTGTGGGCTTAGAGTTAGGCATTAGAAATTCAAGAATTGTTTAATCTTGGCCCAGAGTTCTGGCTGATATTTGCGAACAGCAAAAACTATACCTATAAATACAATTACATTAATTATTAGTAATTCCATAATTATTTTTCCTCTGGTTTATTTTGTAGTTCGTCAGTTTGCTCATCAATGTTTTCAACAACTGTATCAATTACGCCATCGTAAGTTTCAGCTACAGTATTAACAACACCACTAACATCTTTTAAGGCTGCTCCTGAAATAGAGCCAGCAGTTTTAACAGTTGTATCAACTGTAGTCATAGCAATATCTTTACCACCTTCAATTACTGAATTAACAGTTGCACATGAGGTTGCAAATAGGCCAATCAAGATAAATGAAATATTTTTCATAATTATTTTTCCTCTGGTTGAGCAGCTTCAGCTTCTTTGCCAACTGCAATAAAATCATCTAAGCGGTATTGCTTGTCTCTGTTTACCCTGGCAAATTCAGTTTCTAAATTTACTAAGGCCTTAGAGATAGGCTCTAACTCTCTAATCAGCTGCAATTGATGTTCTGTGCATTCTGATTGTTTCCAGGATCTAACATTGCCATCATTATCCTCAATGTTAATTACCACTGGATCCACTACCACTTCTTCTTCTGTTTTTTTATTTTTATCGTTCATAAGTATTAATACTCCCTTTTGTTGTTTATAAAATTAAATTATACAGAATTATCTGGTACTTGTGGCCATTCTCCTAATGGTCTAACAGGTGGTTCAGCATCGTTGTATTCATACAAAGCTGCTAACTCATCAACTGTGGTACAAGCATCAATTTTGCTTTGCATATCTGCTGCTGTGCTTCTGACATCAGTTCTAAA